ACCTGCTGCGTTACCATCTGCAGAGAAGTCAATACCTTTGCCAGATGTTCCTATTACTAGGTTGCCAGTGTTTACTTCTACGTTACCTGCTGAGGTTATGCGCATACGTTCGTGTGCACCGTTTGTTTGAAAGCGAAGCTCTCCACCAGCTGAACTGTATATATTTAAAGCTGTTGATGAACTGTATATAAAATGCTTTCCAGAAGAACCAGTTTGGAAGGCAAGTTGTCCTCCAGTAGAACCGTTTAAACTTAATGTAGAATATCCACTACTGTTTGAAGGTGCATTTGTACCAATACCTACATTCTCACTAGCATCAATAGTAATAGCTGTACTCGTAGCGTTATCATCAATACCTGTTGAGGTGAAGCCTGCGATAGTACCAGTCATAGTACCACCTGCTTTAGGTAAGGCAGCATCCGCTGTAGTACCTTGAGTAGAAGTAGCATAATCAGAAGTAGCAAATGCTTTTACTTGAGCAAGGTTAGTTACCTCAGAGTCCATCAAAGCACCTGAAGCTGTTACGTTAGTTGTATCAGTTACATCGGCTGAAGCTTCAATAGCATCTAGTTTAGAGCCATCTGTAGCTACATCTCTTCCATCAAATGTTGAAGTTGTAGTGATAGCACCTGTCATTGCGCCACCTGCTTTAGGTAAGGCAGCATCAGCAGTCGTTCCTTGAGCAGCAGTAGCATAATCCGTAGTGGCAAATGCTTTAACAGCTGCAAGGTTAGTTACTTCACTATCCATCAGTGCGCCAGCAGCGGTTACGTTGGTTGTGTCTGTTACGTCTGCTGCTGCTTCAATAGCATCTAGCTTAGCACCATCTGTAGCTACATCTCTACCATCAAAGGTCGAGTTTGTAGTGATAGCACCTGTCATTGCGCCACCTGCTAGAGGTAAAGCGTTATCCGCTGTAGTACCTTGAGTAGAAGTAGCATAATCAGTTGTATCAAATGCTTTAACTTGAGCAAGGTTAGTTACCTCAGAGTCCATCAAAGCACCTGAAGCTGTTACGTTAGCTGTATCAGTTACATCAGCCGAAGCCTCAATAGCATCCAGATCCACCGCCTGAGAAACTGTGATATGCCCAAGCTTGATTTCGCCATCAGCGTCCAACTGCTCTGTAAATTCTACGAACATCCGGCCATTATTCGCATGACTGCGAAGCACGAATGCACACGTCTGGTACAGGCCAGAAGATGGCTTTGTGGTCGTGAATGAGCCAGCACCATCGCTGTAGAGCTTATTACCAACAGAGAATGAGGATGTATCAACGCTCTCAACAACGCCTGTATTGACCGCCAGCCCATTCGTATTGACGGCCAGCTCCTCATTCAAAACACCGAAAGCAACATCAGAAGTTGCTGCAGTTGCCGCGACCTCTACGCAGTCTTGCCCCAAGTTATACCCGGTAGCCTTCACCACCGTACCTTTACCTAGAGCGCCCGCAGTGGTGTTTCTAACTTTTACATGGATATGGTTTGCACCAATCAGATTACTCAAGGCATCAAGAGTCTTGTTCGTGACAGTCTGCGTATTAGTGGTACCCATCACTGCACCTGTCGCCCCATGAGCCTCGGTTAACGCCGCATGATCCGTATCCTGAGTATCCAGCTCTTCGATTGCTGATTGAACGTCTTGAGAAGTGACGTTGCCAACAGCAACGCTACTGATTGCGCTTGCATCATGAGCATCTTCGGTATCATCCAGGTGAGCTGTGAGATCAGAATCAACAGCACCAACCTCATCATCAATATACTTTTTGGTACTCTGCTGTGTTGCTACTTTGGTTGGAGAATCTGAGACCATATCATCTTCATCAACAACACCATCAATCTGCACAGAATCACCGACGTTCAAGGTAGAGAACGCAGTCTCACGATCAACCACGTTGGTACCATCGCAGTACATAGCCATCTTCTCGCCTTGAGGGATGGTGATTCCGGTTCCTGCTGAGGTCTTCATAGTCAACGTGTACGCGCCGCTGGTATTGTTAAATACCCGGTACACCTGCTCTGCAGTGCTTACAATAATATTGATGTTGCCGGTCAGTGCGCCTGTAAAGACATGGATAGCATAACGCTCCTCACTTACCGCCTTTGCTGTGCTTGTCAGGGTAACATCGGTCCCTCCAGATACATCCTTTTCGAGTATCGACGCTGTTGCGTCCTCTAGCAGCTCAAAGCCTTTCTCTACATTCTCAACATCCTGCGCCGTCCAATACTGGCCGTCAACTTTGCTGTTACTATAAAAATCATTGTCTGCCATTATTATCTCCGCAACCTTCCTGGAATGAACTCATAAGTTACCCCGTCAATCTCCCAAACAGGATCTGTCGACGAGTCCGAATAGATATGAAGAGCAATAAAGTCGCCAACATCCGCGATATCAATTGCTCCCTCGTTAATGTTTGAAGCGCCAAGCAGGAACGATCCGAGAACACCAGTTCCGAGCACTCCACCTCTTCCGCCAATAATAGATAGAGATTTGTATGTAAGCCCAGCGATAGACTCGAACTTATACGCAGGCCGCACCTGAATAGTTGTCGCGTCTGTAGCCTGCATGTCAAAGAGAGCCCTTCTAAATCGCTTATCTCTACGGAGATAACCAACATTCGTGAAGGCTGTCAGCGCATACGCCTCGATATTATTACCGCCAAATGAGTCACCACTCTCCATCTGGTAAATGTAACCGTCCGTTGATCCAAAAACAATAAGCTCATTGCCTGTTGAGTCCTCGCCGGATACAACCTTCTTTACCGGGTTAGGGAAGTAGATCTCTGTCCAGCCCTGTATCTTATTGCCATCCAGTGTCGCAGCCACACCCCAGCCATCGGAAAAGAATACCCTATACTGACTCTTCGCCCTTATCACGCAACTCTGAACTACCTCTGTGCGCTTCGTGCTGATAATATTCTTGATCAAATTGGATTGAACTGCATCCTGAAAGTCGCCAAAATCTTGGCTTCTTGCAAAATCCATAACCCCACGATCATCGATAAATTTCACTCTGGACCCAATCTGTTGAATTGTCCCCGCGATCGCCCCCACCTTCCGCCCGTACTCCTTCATCGCAGAATACACAAAGTCAGAAGCAGAAGATCCGTACAGCACGCTTGTAGAGTTTCGGCTAAACGTCAGCAAGGCACCCGTAGAGCCTCCGGCGACCTTTGCGAATCCCGTTATACCGTCACCAATAAGGATCTCTCCCGCCCCAGTGACAACGCTCCATGTCCCTGTAGGATCTCCAAGAGATGAAAACTGCAGGGAAGGACCAAAGGCAAGAAAGAGGTGATTCTGATGCCCTACAATATGATCCGGCGTATCGTCCGGCATTCCCGTTGTGATATCCGTCCACGTTGTGCCATCCCACTCGAAAGCCTTATGAACGCCAGACACACCATACATCTTCTCTGTGCCTGAGAAATTATAGCTATCAAACTCATAGCTACCGTCAGGAGTAAGCCCGGTTTTCTTCGAGGTCCACCCCTCGCCCTCAGACTCAAACATCACCGCCGTTGCGCCACCTACAGCGTTACGAAACGCATAAATCTTACCGTTGTATATGTGAACACCAAGGATATCTCCCTCACCCGGCACCTCGTCAGAATCAAACTTGGCGTACCCTTGTATCCGAGCATAGCCGCCCTCAATCTTGCACTCCAGGTTCTTGGCCGCCAGCAGCTTGCCCGGGTTCATCGACATTACAGCCGTCTGCTGATCAAGCCCCCCACCAAACTTGATATACTTGGATTGAACAGCCATTATTCTGGGGTTACCGTCATTTCAACGCCGGACGCACGACTCATAGTGTCAAGCCCTGGCAAAGAGTGAGCCTTCAACGAGTCAAACGCACCGTTAAAGTCAGCAGAAGCAGACTGATAAAGCATCGTATCTTGCTCGTACTCAGCAAAAAACATCTTAGCTCTGTAGACGATAACCTTATGCAGGTGCGCCGGTATTACTGATATATCACCATCATCACTAAGGCGGGAAGGCCTTTTATAGTAGTCTGCCGTCACCGTATGCACAGCGTCCGGTGTAGGGTACAGAACTACACTACCGTCCTTTTTAATAACAAAATGAGAGGGGGTTCCAGTAGGAACGGCCCCCAGCCTTTTCCCAGTAAGCCACTCTTTATAGTCGATCTGAGTCAGCTTTTGATGAGAAGACAAAGAGGGGTCTCGGATGAACGTCTCCCGATCCCAGCTGGCAAGAATATCGCTATCACCAACACCAACACCAATATCAGCAAGCGAATACTCGCGCGTGCTTGCTACAGTGGTGATTGTTGCTTCATCTTGAAGGAAATCCCAATCAGAATATTCCTCCTGAATCAACTCATCGGCATCAGCCACCCACGTCACCAGTCTACCAGCCATATCAGACTGGCCACTAACAGTGGATGGCTCTGTAATGCCGATAGACCGGGCCAAACGCTGCACCAGGTCAAGATAAGTCATTAGTCTGCCGCCTCATCGAGGTTAGACAGGAAATCGATAGCCTCCTCCT